CAGGACCGGGGTCAAAAAACTAATGGTCGTAAATCTTACAAGACGCGCTTTATTAAAAGGCATTGGAGCCCTCGCAGGTTCAACAGTACTTCCGAAAGGAATTACTAGTCTTGCTACAAAAGAAGCTATCAAGAAAATACCCTACGCACCGCCGTGGGTGGGAAATCTGGTTAACACATTACAGCGCACACCACTTCATACAGCTGACTTTAATTTTGCTAAAGTTGGAAACAAAGCAATTGCCGCTAAAATTGGATCAAAGACCAAGAAGATCTATGGTGGAACAGCGAAGGAAACTCATTTCAGGGTTAAGCCGGCTGCAAGTAGAGTAGGTGAGAATCCCAAGCTTGGCGTAGAAGGACAACACTGGGATGATATTATTTTAACCGAGGAGCCAGGACAAACTTCTATAACCTGGAAAAACAAATCTTATGATCACGGCAATGACCAGCACATCGTCATAGACCACAAAAACAAGGAAACACGCTTCGTTGATGACAACTGGCATATGGAGGCTGGTGGTGAAGATATTGCTAAAGATGACTGGATTGAATACTCTATGACTACAAATAAAAAACAACTTGAAAGAGAACTGGGGGTAATGAAGGGTGATGTGGATGATGGGATGGTGGATTACCAGTCTGTCAATCCTATGGATGAACACTATGCGGAAACCTTTCAGAGTTATGTTGATTCTTTTTCTCCTTCTGGTAATATGTTCGGTACAGTTGAAAGGGCACAGCTAAAGCTTCAAAAGGAGCAGTTAAGAAAACTGGAAAAGTTAGAGAATGATCTAGCGGTGAGAAAAATGAAGGAAGACCAAATGGCGGAATGGGAAGATCAGTTTCGTGGAGGATTTGGAATGCATGGATATAACAAAGGGGGATTTGTGGATTACGGTAAAATGAAAGATGTAGTACCACCACTAGATGGTTACGCAGCTGGAGGTATTGGAAAGATTATTATTAAGGAAGCACCGAAGGTTATTAATAAACTTCGTGAGTTTGCACCACAGATTACTGGAAAAGTTGCAAAACCACAAAAACCATTTTGGACTGTTTTTGATGAAGCAGGATTACCAATAAAAGATTTTAAAACAGAGAAAGCTGCGAGGGATTTTTTACGAGAAGAGTTTTTAGCTAATACGTACACGATTGGTAAATCTACTGATCAAGCAGCAGCACCGACAGATGCACCAGCAATGTTCTTCCGTTCGCGTGAAGAAATCATACAAGGTCCTCCTATTATGGAAGGACAACAATGGCTTAAGTTTTTAAAAGCACGTGGCATACGTGACGCGGAAATGATGGACACATCGCTTGGTCCGTGGCTTAGTGCTAATACAAAAAATAAAGTTTCAAAGAATGATCTGATTAATAAGTTTGACGAGATGGTCCCTGATTTTGATGTACAAGTAACAGGTAGAGATTTTAGGGATGCGTTTAACATTTCTGATAGTTTAAAAAATGTGGATCCAACTGTCTTCTCTCCAGAATCAGCAAAAATTATTCGTTTCTTACAAGCACAAACAAGTAATATTACTGATGATAAAGCTGGTTTAGCCGCATTAAAAAATTTAGATAATCTTTTTGAGAATGCTTACGGAATTAAAAATGTAACTAAAGAAGGAATTCCAGCTAATAATGTTTCTGTTCCTTATGAAATAAAACAAGTAATGACGGACGTGTTAGCTAAAACAAGACAACGTGGTGTTGGTATGGAGGGTTCAGCTTTTGTTGGTTCTCCTTCACATTCATCATCACAAGTATTTGGAAGCACGTCTGGTAAGAATTACCGTGAATTTTTATTTGGATGGAAACCAAAAGGTCCACGTAAAAATGAACCTAAATATAGTTATGCTCATTCATTTGGATCGGCAAAGGGTGAGAATGCTTTTATGCATGCACGTGTAAGTGACCGCGTGGATGAATACGGAAATAAATTATTATTTGTAGAAGAGTTTCAATCAGATATGCACCAACCTATTTCAGCGGCTATTCGTGCAGCGGATAAGACAGGAAAGAAAGTTGGAAAAGAAGGAAAGTATTTTCCACGTTTAGATGTTGCGGTGGCAAAATCCAATCAATCAAACTTGGAACAAATGGCTAACATACAACGACAAATAGATCGTTTACTGGAGACTAATCCACGATCACCAAAACTAGCAAAACTTTATGAACAAAAAGATATGATTAGAGGTATTGAAGCAGATAAAGCTTCAAACTTAGGAAAGAATACAAGTAATATTCCTGAAGGTCCATTTAAAGATTCACAGGATTACATGGAATTTGCAATTAAGTACTTGCTGCGCGTAGCAAAAGATGGTAATTACGACGGCGTGGCGTTTTCAACACCAACAATTAAAAATATTGGTCTATCGCGTGGAAACAAAGATTACCAAGGTAATATAATTGCGTATGGTCAAATATTAAAGAATGCTATTAAAAAGGCTAAATCAAAAAGTGGGGCAGATTTAGTTGAGACAAGTATTCAAGGGCCAGGAATATCAAGAGGAAGATATGGTGATGAAAAATCATCTTCTTACTTCGGTGTTCCAGCGTTGATGTTGAAAGGAAACAAAAAGGCACTGGAGAAAATAAGCAAGGGTCTTCCGGCGTATAAAGAGGGAGGGGTAACAAAAACCACTCCACCGGAAAAAGGACCTTTACCGGACGGCATCTTTAAAGATGTTGTGCCAACACTATAAGGGGAGATAGATGGCAAAAAAGAATCAAAATAATAATATAGATAAAGCTCTAGAAGCATTGCAAGGTGCATTGGATATTGAAGGTGTAGGAACCGAAGTTCAATTACCTGAGCAAGTAGTAAATTTTGAATCAGACGTAGAATTAACAGAAACACCTGATGGTGGTGCAGAGGTCAATTTTGATCCGAATGCACCAATCGATCAATCACAAATTCCATTCGATGGAAACCTAGCGGAGTACATCGATGAAACCCAATCTCGCAAGTTCTCTAATGATCTTGTGGGAGCATTCGAAGCGGATAAAGAGTCTCGAAAAGACTGGGAAGATACCTATGTCAAAGGACTTGATATGTTAGGATTCAAATATGAAAACCGAACACAGCCCTTCGAAGGTGCATCAGGGGTCGTACATCCTTTATTAGCTGAATCTGTTACACAGTTTCAAGCCCAAGCTTATAAGGAACTCCTCCCCCCAAGCGGCCCCGTACGCACCCAAGTAGTAGGTTTACAAACACCCGAAGTTATGGACCAAGCTGACCGTGTAAAAGATTATATGAATTATCAGATCACAACGGTAATGAAAGAATTTGACCCTGAAATGGATCAATTATTATTTTACCTTCCACTTTCCGGTTCAGCATTTAAAAAAGTTTATTTCTGTCCAATCATGAAGCGTGCTGTATCGAAGTTTGTTACAAGTGAAGATCTTGTTGTAAACTATATGTCAACTGATTTAGAGACAGCTGATCGTATTACTCATGTTGTTAAAATGACAAATAATGATGTACGTAAATTACAGGTGAGTGGATTTTATAAAGATGTTGAACTACCAAGTGGCACTGTCAATACATCTGAAGTAACTGAAAAAGTTAATGAACTTGAAGGTGTAGAAAAAGAATACGCCAACGATGATGATGAACATGAAATTTTAGAAATGCATGTTAATGCAGATGTCCCAGGATTTGAAGATCCAAATGGAATTAAGCTTCCATACATTGTTACTATTGATAAATATTCATCTACTATTTTATCAATAAGAAGAAATTGGAATCAACAAGATCAAAACATGAAAAAGATTACATACTTTGTACACTTTAAATTCCTCCCAGGATTAGGCTTCTATGGATTTGGTCTGATCCACATGCTAGGTGGATTGTCAAGAACTGCAACAAGTGTTTTGCGGCAGTTAATTGATGCAGGTACTCTTGCCAATCTTCCAGCAGGATTTAAAGCGCGTGGAATGCGTATACGTGATCATGATGAACCATTACAGCCAGGTGAATTTAGAGACGTGGATGTAACGGGTAATTCAATTCGTGAATCATTACTACCACTTCCATTTAAAGAACCATCACAAACTTTATTTGCATTATTAGGTTTTGCTGTTGATGCAGGAAAATCTTTTGCAGCTATTGCTGATATGAAAATGGGTGAAGGAAATGAACAAAACCCAGTTGGAACTACACTTGCTCTATTAGAGCGTGGAACCAAAGTCATGAGTGCAATACATAAAAGATTACACTACGGTCAACGTGAAGAGTTTTCAATGCTTGCACGTGTTTTCCAATTATATTTACCACCAGAATATCCATACCAAGTGGTTGGTGGAAATCGTATGATAAAACAACAAGACTTTGATGAGCGTGTTGATATACTACCTATTTCTGATCCCAATATATTTTCAATGGCACAGCGAATTACATTGGCTCAACAACAATTACAATTAGCACAATCAAATCCACAAATGCATAATTTACGTGAAGCATATAGAAGAATGTATGCAGCAATGGGTGTTGATAATGTTGATGCAATTTTAAAACCAGATCCTGATTTACCGGCACCAACTGGTCCGGCTACAGAAAATGGGCAGGCAATGAAAGGTCAAGCACCTAAGGCATTTCCAATGCAGGATCATCAAGCACATATAAGTGCACACTCAGAATTTATGTTTACAAGAATGGTTCAAATTAACCCTCAGTTGTTTTCTTTATTACAATCACATATATCAGAACATATTGCATTAATGGCTGGTGAACAAATGAATCAAAAATATCAACAACAAGTTCAACAACTACAACAAGCAATGCAACAAGCACAACAACAAGGCAACCAACAATTGATGCAGCAGCTACAGCAACAAAATGATCAATTGACAAATCAAATTGCTTCTGAGCAGGCACAAATTGAAGCGCAGTTAACAGGACAATTAGCTAAAGATGAAGAAGCACGTATGAGTCAAGAGCCTAAAGATCCACTGGTTAAATTAAAGCAACAAGAAATTGACTTGAAAGCAATGGAAACTCAGGCTAGACTAGCAAAAGATATTGCGATGGATTCAGAAAAAATGGATCTAGATCGTGACAAACTGGAGGCCGATACAAGTATTGAATTAATGAAAGTTGCAGCAGATGCTGATAAACAGTCTAATGCAGAAGCAACTTCCATTTTAAAAGAAAATATGATTTCAGCGCGTGAGGCAATGAAGGATCAAACAGCCGAAAGGATAGCAAAAAATAATGCCAAACAAAATGGAAAAAAAGCTAACTAAAATAAGTGATGCTATGCAGAAGATTGAGGAAGTAGCACGTTCAGAAATTAAAAATTCTGAAGATTATATGCTGGTGTGCTCATCTTTAATGGCGGTTACACGTAATATGTATTTAGAAGGATTAGGGCCTATGGATACAGTACAAATGTTTGAAGCAGTTGCTGATAGTATTATTGCAACAGATGAAATGTTGAAGCAGTTTAAAGATTACCCTACACCAACAATTCACTAATGCCTTTTCGTTCGGAAAAGCAAAGGAATTGGATGTGGGCGAATAAACCAGCAATGGCACGGAAGTGGACAAACGAACATGGAAGTACAATTGCAAAAAACAAAGGAGGAAAAATGCCAAAAGTAGGTGACCAAAAATTTCCATATACTTCTGTTGGTGTTCATCAAGCCCAGTCGCATGCAAAGAAAACTGGACAGAAAGTGAATATGACTGGTTATAAGAAGGGTGGAAAAACAAAGAAAATGAAATCTGGAGGAGCAGTTGATGACTACAGTTTTCATACAGAATCTTGGGTAAATTCAGATGGATACCCAAGTGGGGGAATCCCCATTAAACATAATGAATAGGAGGTACAAATGAATTTATTGAAAGACATTTGGGCACATCTAAAAGAATGGAATGAGTGGAAGATGAAGGATTGGATAAAGGCCGGAATCGTAGCTATTATAGTTCTTATAGTGCTTAAAGCAGTAATCATACCAGGTGCATAATGGTTCAATATAAACCATCAGCACAAGAAATACTCGATCGTAAGTCGTACGGCCAAGGCAGCCGTGCGCGCTTCGATCCACAATGGGCTATGTCACGTCCTACCGATTGGTATACCCAGAGTTATGATACTGGAAAAAGTAAAATAAGAAATACTGATTTAATAAAAGATACATTAGTCAGACAACCTGCAGTTACAACAGATCAAAATGAATCACGTAACATGTATCAAATGCTAATGAACCAAATCAGAGGTGGAGGTGGAGCGCAGCTTCTTGACACAAGTGGAATACCAGCTGGGGCAAGAAGAACGGGAAGAACATTATTTACCGATCCAGCAAAATCACAAGGATTTCTTCGTGATGTTGGATCTTTATTTACAGGGAAAAATCAATCTGCAGTAAGAGCACCTGTACATAATGTTTTTGGAAATTTTGGCCAAAAAGGAAAAGATTTTTATAAAAAAGAATTCCCCATAGAATCGGGGTTAAATACTTTAATGGAAAAAGCAGGAAGCATGATGCCTTATGTTAGTTGGCTTAGTAAACTTTTACCAAAACGTGAAAAAGAAATTATTCCACGTAATCCTATGTTTTCACCAGAAAATAATCCTTGGGGACCAGCGTGGGAATTACTTGAAGATGAAATAGTAAATGACGATTTTAATTGGATGGATCCATTTTTAGAAAATTCTCAAATACCCCCGCAGTTTAACATACAAAAATTAAGAGATGAAGGTAGATCTGGATTTATAAATCCAGAGGATCTTATACCAACTGAAGTGGAAGAAGTACTTGATGATGAAATAACTGATAATATTGATGTAGAGATAAAAGAAAAACCACCTTTCCCTGGAGATGACATTTTAACCAAAGAAGAAACAATTAATAATCAATATTCCTTTGTAAATGAAATGGATCATTTTGATTCACCTTATGATTACATAATGGAATTTAAAGCTCGTAATGAAAATCTAGATATAGATGCAATTATTCAAAATGCAATCCTTAATGGGATTATAGCGGAAAAAGATTTAAATACTGAAATGAAAAATTTAAATACTCAATTTGATTTAATATTAGATCAACAAGCAGGGGAATTAAATAAACAAGAAGACATTAAAAGAGAAATGGAAAAACTCGGTTTAATGTATAACATATAATGAACCGTTATCCCGGAAACTACATGGACAGCGGAATAGTCACGGTCCCTAGACAATTAAAAACACGTCCAGGCGCACCGCAGACGCACCTAGCTTACATAACACCAGACGAAGAAAAAATACTTCAACAA